CGGAACTCTGGAATCGCACCGAGGAAATCGACGCATTCGTCGACCAATCCGAGGCCCGCGTTCACTCGGTCCGGGACACGACGACAGGCCGCAACGAGTTGTTTGGAGGCCGGGAACTGGCAAACCTAGCCGTCGAACAACTGGAGTCTGCGCAAGAGGGCATGTCGGGACTCCCGAGCGGTTGGGATGACCTGGACCGGCACTTGCAAGGGTTCCGAGGCGGGGAAGTCATCGTCGTTGCCGCCCGACCGTCCACCGGAAAAACGGCGTGGCTCATGAACGTCGCTCGGTTCCTCGCGTTCGACCGGAAAACCGAGGTTGGGATCTTCACTTTGGAGAACTCGCCCAAGAGCGTCGCAACGCGGATCATCTGTTCCGATGCCAGACTGAACGCCCGCAAGGTCGCGGATTGGACGGCATCGGATTGGAACGAGGCCAACGAATCCACGGCGCGGATGGCAACGGCGCCGATCTTCCTGGACGGTGCCAGCGGGTTGAACATCCGGGACATCCGAGCCGGTGTTCGGCGCATGGTGCGCGAGCACGGCATCAAAGCGGTATTCATTGACTACTTGCAACTGGTCGCTGGGATCGGTAAGAAGTCATCAGATAACAGACAGTCCGAAGTCTCAGAGGTGAGCCGAGGACTGAAGGCACTAGCAAAAGAGATCAACATACCCGTGATCGTCGCCAGTCAACTCAACCGCGAGTCAGAGAAGAACGCGGGCCTTCGTCCGAAGCTGTCCGAACTCCGCGAGTCTGGTTCCATCGAACAGGATGCCGACGTCGTCCTCATGCTGTACCGACCGACGACGGACGCGACGGTATTGGAGGACGAAGACATCAAGGGGACGTGCAAGGTCAAGATGCTGCTGGCGAAGCAAAGGGACGGCATCAGCGGGATCGACATCAATCTCGCGTTCAACAAATTCCATCAGCGCTTGGACCTATGGCCGAAGGTGTCACAGTCCGACAAGCCAAGTGTCCCTCAAGCCGGATTGCCATATCCGGACGAGGGTTAACCAACGAAAGGAAACATGGCCAAACCAGCAGAACTCATCGAAGCAAAGAAGCGATTCCTCGCGAACGCGGAAGCGTTATGGGACGCCCACGACACGCGAATCATGCGGGTCCTGAACGAGTCAACCACGTCGTCTCTGACGATCACGTTCACGTGCCGCATCGACGAAAGCCAGTTGCCGGTCAAAGCGACGACCCGCATCAAGTTCGCAGCAAAGGCGACATCGGACTCAGTCGAGTCGGAGATCGATCCGCCCGAGCAAGGGAAACTGTTCCGACCGGACGAGATCATTCCCGTGGACATTAAGACTCCGTGCAAACCTAAGCGGGCCAGGAAGAAGAAGTCCCATCCAGTCGAACCGGAAACGACGAACACAGCAGGAGAATCCGATTGATGAACTCACGCGTTGCATCGGCTATGCAATTCTTTGAGGCCTTGGTCAAGGCGATGGCGCTTCGTCCGGATGACCTCCACATGATCACCACGGAGTCAATCGGTGCCGTGGACATGGTGATCCGATGCAACGCGGCTGACACGGCCCGATTGATCGGCAAGGGCGGCGCAATGGCGGACTGCCTGCGCGTCATCGGATACGCGGTCTTCGGTCGACTCGACACGCAATTCAGGTTGGAAGACGTGGTCGACGATGGCGCGGAAAAGGAACCGTTTACGGAGTTCCGGAACGCCCCGAAGTGGGACCCGCAACCTACCGTGACGCTACTGCAAGACCTGATGGCGCGGATCGGCTGGGATGTCGACTCCGTGAAGGCCAAGGAACACAACGAGTGGACGTTCAAGGTGTGGGTCACGGTGACACCAGACACGGCAAGGAGGATGCGGGATGAAATCGTCGGAGCAATCAACGCCATCTTCATCGTCATCGGCACCAGGGCCGGCAAGAAGGTCTTCGTCCGGTTCCAGGAACGTGGACAAAGTGGAACCGTTGGAGGGAGAGACTTTGGTCTTCCTGGTTCAAAGCGCCAGCAGGCCCCACATCAAGCATCGGGTGGACCTGATGAACTACGCCGGCAACGGGGAATGCGGGTGTGAGTATTTCGAGATAAAATGCCGAAAGGCGCTAGAGAGCGGATGCAAACCAGGGCCTCGATACCAGTGCCGGCACATCGAACAGGCGGATAAGTTGGCGTGGAAGATCATCAAAAAGCAGATCCACGACGAATGGCGGAAGAACAGAAAACGAAGCGTATGACCAAAAAGCAAATGAAGGCTATGGGTGCGAAGCTACGAGTCCTCCGAGGGAAGCAGAGCCTCGCGTTCGTGGCGAAGATTGGCGGACTGACGCCGTCCGGGTTGTGCCGGATCGAATCAGGCGAATCGGACCCTCGGTTGTCGACGTTCCAGGCGTTGGCCAAGGGGCTCGGACTGACGACCACGGAACTCATCAAGGAGATCGGTGCGTGAAGCCACGGAAACCGATTCGCAAAGTGTCGGTAGAACGGTCCAAGCGGCTCCGCGAGTACGCCGCGAAGCGCAAGGTATTCTTGGCCGAGCATCCGAAGTGCTCCGTGTTCCCCGAACTGAAGGCGACTGAGGTACACCACACTCGCGGGCGGATCGGGCGGTTGCTGAACTTCGACGAGTTCTGGGCGCCGGTCAGTCGGAAAGGGCACGATTGGATCAACGCCAACCCAGCCGAGGCCCGCAAGCGCACGTATCACGGGTTGCCATTGCTGTGCGCTGTTGGGCAATGGAACACGGTGCCGGCAAGCGCACTCATATCGAGGACGGCATGAGCTTCACCCGCAAACAACTGGAGGACTTAGGGTATGTCGAACGGAACGGAGAATGGATCAAGCGAACCGATACTCGTCGCGTGGGTGCCGTGGTGTCCGGTGTCGGAGAGCAACCGCCGAGACCATTGGAGCGCACGTCACCGGCGAAGCAAGGCGGCGAAGGAAGCGTGGAGAAACCGAAAAGAAAGCCTTCACGGAACAATCGATGCGGTACGAATCGCGTTAGCGCCCAAGTCACGCTCGTTGCCGTCCGACAGAAGCGACTTGACGACGACAACCTCGCAGGCGGGTTCAAGGCGCTCCGTGACGCCATCGCCGAAAGCCTCGGCATCGACGATGGGGACGAGCGGATAGAGTGGATTTATCGGCAGCAAGTCGGTCCGAAACCTCACGGGACAATCGTGATGATCACAACCAAGAAAGGATGAACATGGGAACAATGCTGACATCGGACGAATACAAGGAACTGAACGAACTGCGCCGGTACAAGGCACAGCGCGAAATCGAAAACATCAAGATATCGGAAGGCGCTCAGAAGATCGCCAAAGTCACCGAGGACATCCGGAAACTCGTCGAGGAACGGAAGCGCAGCCGCATGCCGGACGGAGGTGGGCGATGATCTGGCCAATCCTCGTCGTTTTCGTTTTGCTCATCGTGGTCGTCGTGGAGATCAACCAATGGGCGCACGACATCGGCATCCCAAAGCAATACGACCCTCAAGTGTGGGCGAAAACCATCGGATTCATCCTTGGCCTTCTGTGCGGCGTTCTCGTCACGGCCATGCTCATGGGGGTGAGATTGTGAGCAACCTGCGCCAGATGGCGGTCAAGCCCGAGACGGTCAAGCGGTTCAGCGTCGAAGCGCAGGCCAAGCAAACAGAGAAGGCCAAGGACGACCGGATCGAACGACTTGAAAGCGTCGTCAACAAGCTGAAGTTCAGAATGGAGCAACTGTCGCGAATGGTTGATGCCTTGTGCGATCACCGGAGCCACAAGGTGAACCCGAAGGATACGTCATTGGACGCAGTCATCGACTACGTCGCTATCATGATGCGCGTCGAACGGGACCAGATCCTCAGCCGAACACGGGACCACGGCGACGTCGACAGGGCGCGGAGTCTTGGGATGTGGCTGGCGAAGAAGGCAGGCAATCACACGCTCGGAGAGATCGCCAAGGCTTTCAACCGCACCAATCACGCCACGGTATCGCACGCCATCAAGACCGTCGAAAAAAGCGACAGGGCTCTTGCCAAACGGATGGCAGATGATTTCATTGAAAGAAATCACCATGCCGAAGCCGAAACAACGACAGGGCGAGGCGGAACAACCTCCGAAGGCGAAGGGATGGCAGGCACGGATGAACGCCCGATACCGGGAACTGATGGCGAGCGGAAGACTTGAGCGGCACTTGCCGTTCACGGTGAACCGAAGACAGGAGAAGATTTATGATGAAGAGCGAAAAAGAGAACAGGGCAAAGATTGAGTACGCGGCATTCCTTCAACGGAAGACGATCAAGGCACAGCAGACCGGCATAACGCCACCGAAGCTTCACCCAGGGCTTTTCGACTTCCAGCGCAACGTCACGGAGTGGGCATTGCAGACCGGACGTGCCGCGTTGTTCCTCGATACCGGACTCGGGAAGACAGTGTGTCAGCTTGAGTGGGCACGCCACATTCCCGGCAAGGTTTTGATTCTGGCTCCCGTTGCCGTCGCTCCCCAGACCGTTCGTGAGGGTCACGAAAAGCTGGGGCTGATGATTCACCATTCGCGGGACGGATCCACGGATGACCGTTGCCCGATCACGATCACGAATTACGAGCGGCTTCATCTGTTCGACGTGACGCAATTCCACGGCGTGGTTCTCGACGAATCTTCGATCCTCAAGAGCTTCTCCGGAAAGACGACACGGATGCTCTGCGACATGTTCAAGAACACTCCGTTTCGATTGGCATGCAGCGCGACACCTGCCCCTAACGATTACATGGAGCTTGGGAACCACTGCGAGTTCCTCGGGGTCATGCCGCAGTCTCAGATGCTTGCCCGGTTCTTCATCAACGACACCAGCGACACGGGAACATGGCGATTGAAGGGCCACGCCGTGCAACCGTTCTGGGAGTGGGTGGCGACATGGGCAGCGTGCGCTCAGAAGCCGAGCGATGCCGGCGGCGACGACGAACGGTTCAAGCTGCCTCCGTTGACGTACAAGGTTCACACTGTCGAATCGCTGATGAAACCCGACTTCGAGGAAGGACTTCTCTTCAGCGGTGGAGGATCGTTGTCGGCAACCAAGATCCACGCCGACAAACGCGAGACACTACAGCCACGCGTCAGCCTCGCTTCCAAGCTCGCCATGGAATCGGAGAGCGCAATCGTATGGTGCGAGACGAATGCCGAAAGCGCGGCACTGGCCAAGGCAATCGAGGATTGCGTGGAGGTCGTTGGATCGGATGACCCGGACGACAAGGAAGAGAAGCTGGACCGATTCACGACAGGGAAAGTCGCTCGCATCGTCACGAAGGGTTCAATCGCAGGGTTCGGGCTCAATTGGCAGCGGTGCAATCACGTCATCTTCGCTTCGCTCTCCTATTCGTTCGAGTCGTTCTATCAGGCCATCCGCAGAAGCTGGCGGTTTGGTCAGAAGCGTCCGGTGCATGTCGACGTCATCATCGCCGAGTCTGAGCAAAGCATCTGGCGAGCGATCCGTGAGAAGATGGACGCGCATCAGGAGATGAACGAAGCGATGCGGTTCGCTCAGTTTGACCGGAGCCGAACTCAGGCAATCAAGATCCCGTACAACCCCCAACATAAAACAGAACTGCCAACATGGATAAGCAAGTGATCGTCAACAACGCCAAGCACGGCAAGTCGTGGTCCGCCTACAACGCAGATTGCGTCGACTTCACGGCACAGATGCCAGACGCATCAATCGACTTCTCGGTTTACTCTCCGCCGTTCGCCAACCTCTACACGTACTCCTCGGAGATCGCCGACATGGGGAACTGCACGAACGATGAAGAGTTCATGGAGCAGTACGGGTTCCTTGTGAAGCAGATGCAGCGCATCACTAAGCCTGGCCGGATTTCGTGCGTCCATTGCATCGACCTGCCATCTTTCAAGTGGAAGCACGGAGCGGTCGGGCTGAGAGACTTCCCCGGAGACATCATCCGCGCACACGTCGATGCCGGGTTCATCTACCATTCGCGCATCACGATTTGGAAGGATCCGGTGACCGAGATGCAGCGCACGAAGTCCATCGGTCTTCTCCACAAGCAGCTCAAAAAGGACTCCACCATGAGCCGCGTAGGGCTTCCGGACTATCTGCTGGTGTTCCGCAATGCCGGCGAGAATGAAAGTCCCGTGGAACACACGCCAGAGGGTTTCCCGGTCAGCCAGTGGCAGGAATGGGCAAGCCCGGTTTGGACGACGGTACGCCAAACGAACACGCTGAACCGGGAAGGCGCGAAGGACGTCAACGACGAGAAGCACATCTGCCCGTTGCAACTGGACGTGATCGAGCGGTGCCTGGTGCTTTGGTCGAACGCTGGAGACACGGTGTTCTCGCCGTTCATGGGCATCGGTTCCGAGGGTTACCAGTCCATCAAACTGGGGCGTCGGTTCATGGGGACGGAACTCAAGCCGTCCTACTTCACCCAAGCGTGCGCATACCTCGCACAATCTGAGGCCGAACAAGCGACGCTCTTCACGTTATGAAAACCGTATGGCTCAAGCGCGGCTACCGATACGAGTCGGTGCGGTTGCTGCGCGAGTATCCCGAAGTGGGAGCCGTCAAGGTTCTGAGGGACGGATCACCGGAGCCATGGACGTTTCGCGCATCGGACATCGTCACGGAAAAGCCGCTCACAAAACTGCAACGCGAGCGGATCATCAAACGGCAGGTCCGCGAGGAACGGATTGCGGAACAGACCGAACAGATCAAGGACGTACTCGCCGACGGCAAGCCTAAGTCAATCATGGAGATTGTCGACGCCGTCAACGCGATGCCCCGGGCGATGACACGGATGGAACCGGCCAGGGCATGGAAGATCATCCGAGGATTCGTCCAACAGAACACGCACACCGCAGAACTTCAGGTCACAACCCGCAGCCGAAATCACTGGATCATTCAACGAATCGCACCGAAACCGCTATGAACACCGTCCACATCCCAGCCGGGGAATGCATCGACCCGTACCTCCGATCCAACCGAGAGCCCGGAACGACATTCGTTCTCGGCGTCGGCGAATACTCCACCCAAGGATGCTTTGCGTTCCCAGATCACGACCTGTGCATGCTGGCTCCCGGAACGAATCTCATTGGAGCTGGTTGGCAAAGCACACGCATCAACGGGACGAAGCCGGCGATGACGCATGGAGGGAAGCCAACCGGGTACGCCGAAATCCTGACGGGCGGGGCGAGGACGGCGGGGCATTCGTCGAGCGTATCCGTTAAGGACATCTCCATCATCGCACCATCCGACATCACTGTGGTCGGACTCCACCTCTGGACGAGGCAGTCGATTGTCGAAGACGTTGTCGTTTACAACATCTTCGGAGACCGTGGCGCAACCGGCCCCGTGAAGGAAGGGTTCGGCATCCTCATCAACAACAGCTCGGGCTTGGCAGGATTCGATGGCGGGCATCGAATCTTCGACTGCTGGGTCGCGTTGGCCAGCACCGAAACGGAGAACTACAGCACGGCGATCTTCGTCGGGTGCGTCTCCCGGGGACCGATGCTCCGATCCCGCATCGAGAATTGCGTCGTCATCGCCAAGGACGCCCATGCCGGGTATGCGTTCAACGACCGGACGACAATCCAGAACTGCGAAGTGGTCGGATGCCGCCGGGCGGTCTTCGTGGATACCGGCCCGATCCGAGACAGCCACATCAATGGACTGGACGCTTCGCGTGTCGCATGGGCTCTCGATCTGCGCGGTACGGGCGAGCGTCGCGGGATCACGCTCAAGGATTCGACGTTCGACTTTAGAGCCGTCGACGGATGGGCTCAGGGAGTCCTTATCTCCGACGACGACAGCGGAGCCTCCGCGAGCGGTGTTCACGTCGCCGGATGCACGTTCATTGCGCCGACCGTGGGACGAGCGTCAAAGGCCAGGCTGCGCGGGAAGAATGTCGCGGACTTCACCGAGTCCGGGAATCTGTGGGTCGGTGGATGGGAATCGCCGGTTATCCAGAACAGGGAATAAAAATGACCTCCGAACAACTGGACAGATTCCAAGAGTGGCTCAAACGCGAAGCCGTTGAAGCTGACAAATACAGCGGCTCCTACTTCAATGGCCGAGCGTGCGCGTTCAACGACGCCTTCGAGTGCCTGACTATTCTGCGCATGAAGGCTAGCCAACAGACGGAATCCACGGAGGTGGGGAAGTGAGTGACGCGAAAGATGGGTTGCCGCCAAAACCCGGTTCCGTCATGTGGGCGGCAAAGGAAGACGACCGGCCGCAAAAAGGGTGGTGGGCTCCCGGCTCATACATCAACCAGTGTCGTAGGTGCTACGAATACTTCGTCGGAGACAAGCGTGCCGGAATTTGCGCCGACTGCGCCTACCAGTCGCCACACGCCCCCGCGTCAGCCACGGAGGCCGGACGATGAGCGCCGCCAACTCCCAAACGCCCACCCCGGCCCGCCGTTGGCTGGACGCCCTGGTTCGGCACATTCGCGTACTCGGGCTCTGGCGTGGCCTGAAATACTGGCGGATCGAAAACGCATGCATCCACGAACCCCAGCGCGTGATCCAGTGGGCAGAGAACTGCGAACGCGAATCTAACCGCTGCAATCAGCGTGGCGATAAACACGGCTCGGCCATGATGACCGGATGGGCGCGAGAACTTCGCGCCGCACATCGTGCGTATTCGCCGAACAGCGCGCTTAACGACGCCTCGTCGCAATATCCCGGTAGCAATCCGCCCGCCTGAGCTTGGGCAGTCGCACGATTGAATTATGACCATCACCACCCGCTACAACCTCGGCGATTGGATCGCAACGCCATACCTCGGACTGCAATGGGGATTCGTCACCGATATCGTGATATCAGGCGGCATCGCAGGCCAACCCGCCATCCGCTACGTCGTCACACCGTACACAACGGACATCAAGGTTGAACACGACTGGACCAAGACCGCACTCGTCGACGAGCAACACGTGACCGCCACCGCTAAGGACCGCCCGCCCGGACTCCAACTGGCCCGCATCATCGAAGTGCCGCGACTCGCCCGAACCTTGACGGAACTCCCAGCACCGGGCCAATAGTCCCCCATGGCAGGCAGGAAAGGGTTCGACACACGCCGGGGACGCCCGCCCGGCAACACGAAGAGCGACGAAGTGGTTGCGCTCATACTCGACAGCATCAGGCAAGGCGTACCGATCAAGCATGCGTGCGCCACGTTCGGCGTGTCCGAAGACTGTTTCCACCTATGGAAGAACGACGGTAAGACCGCAAAAGAACTGCACGCCAAAGGCGAACAACTGACGAAACGGCAGACCTGGTGTCTCAGATTTCTAGGGCAACTTGAAGCGGCACGGTCAGACTTTGTGGATCAAGGGGTTAAGCTCATCCGCAAAGCCGCAAAGAAGGACTGGAAAGCGGCAAGCTGGCTGCTGACTCGCCGGGACCCGGAACACTTCGCCGAGAAACAGGAGATCGCACACACCGGGGCAGGTGGCGGACCCATCGGAGTCACGTTCTCGCCCGAGGACCGCGAGCAACTTGGCAGCGCGTTGGAAAAGCGCATCGCCCAACGCATGGAGGAACGGGCTCGGTTCGTCGACGGGACGGTGCCGGTATCGGTGAACGGCAACGGCAACGGCAAGCACAACGGGAACGGGAATGGCAACGGATTCGCTCATCCGCACTGACGGGGAAGCGGATTACGTCGCCAAGTCTGCCGCCGACGACCTGCTCCTCTACGCCCAGTTCTGCGCTCCTGAGTACACATATTCCCCGCTGGTCGCCGGCATCGCGTGGCAACTGGACCGCCTCGGGAAAGACATCCGCCGACTCGTCGTCAGCGTCCCACCACGGCACGGCAAGTCCCGGCTGGTATCCGTCGAGTGGACATCGTGGATGATGGGCAGACGTCCCGGGGTGGAGATCGTCCTCGCCTCCTACTCCGGGGACCTCGCCAAAGAGCACTCCCGTCGCGCCCGCGAACGAGTCCGCACCCGGCAATGGCGCACCGTGTTCCCGGACGTGACGGAGGACGCGGAACAGGCAGCGGCGGCGAATTGGAAGCTGAGCAACGGCTCATCGTTCCAGGCGGTTGGCGTTGGCGGTTCCCTGACCGGACGCGGTGCCGACATCCTCATCATCGACGACCCAATCAAGGATCATGCCGAGGCACACTCAGCCACCCAACGGCAAAGGGTGTGGGATTGGTTCATGTCGGTGGCCATGACGCGTCTTTCCCCGGGCGGGATCGTCGTCATCATCATGACCCGGTGGCACGTCGACGACCTGGTCGGGCGGTTGCTTGAGCCGGGCCGGCAAGCGGAACTCCGAGACGGCGGTGGAGAACAAGAGGTCTGGCACCAGTACAAGCTCCCGGCGTTGGCCGAAGAGAACGACCCGTTGCGGCGTCAACCAGGCGAGGCGCTGTTCCCGTCGCGGTTCCCGGCGTCCGACCTCGAATCGAAGCGCCGATCCCTCGGGCCATACGTGTTCGGCTCGTTGTACCAGCAGAACCCGGTTCCGGCCCAAGGCAACGTCGTCGACCGAAACGCGTTCCGGATCGTCGACCAAGACGCCATCCCGCGAGACCGCACGTTCATGCGGTTTTGGGACCTTGCCGCGAGCGAGAGCGAGGTTGGGAACTTCTGGGCAGGCGCCAAGGGTTGCATCGGATCGGATGGGACGTTCTACATCACGGCGATGGACCGATGGCGGAAGCCGTGGGGCGAAGCCAAGCCGGAGATCCTTTGGCACGCCGGAAACGAGATGATCCCCGTCGGCGTGGAGGCCGTGGGCGGGTTCAAGATCGCGTTCCAAGAGCTTCGCAACTCCGCAGCGCAAGGCGTCATCATCCGCGAGTTCGGAGCCGAGACCGACAAACTGACCCGCGCACTCCCGTGGTTCGCGCTCGTCGGAAACGGCAAGGTGGCGCTCTTACGGGGTGCATGGAACGAGGACTTTCTCGCCGAGGTTCACGCATTCCCGATGGGCGCATTCGACGACCAGGTCGACGCGGTGTCGGGGCTCTACATCATGCTGACGCAGTCATTCGGAACGCCGTGGGTGCTGCCTCCTAAGCGAGGTGCCATCGGTGAGACCAACCGTGCCATGCGCCGGTTGCATTGACGGGACGCCCCGTTTTGTGCGAGCGGTTGGGCATGATGACGGGAACAGCACGGGTTAACGGTAGCGATTCCAAGCCGGCACCCGGAACCGTCCACGTCGTTGGCCGGATGGTGACGCGGCACCAGATCAACCCGATCCGAGGACTGAACGCCGTCCAGTTGACGGGCATGCTGGAGGATTCCCAGCGTGGGATTCATTCGGACCTCCAATGGACCTACTCATTCCTCGAACGACT